GGGGTCGGTCGGCCAGGTGCGCTGACACGCTGATTCATCTCGATCATCTAGAACGAAATTCTGAAGCCAAGTCCTACGGAATGAAGGGAACTCGATGTCTTCAAGAATGATGTCTTGAGAGCCAAACAGATATTCCAACTTTCGTTGGTCTGAGGCACTGAAGATGGGTGTTCGTCCAAGTTCATCGACAATGAAAGAGTAAATGTCTTTGCACACTGCGTAGACTGAAGGAGAACATCCTTGGGCGGCAAGGGCTATACCGATAGCGGAAGCTGCTGTAGCTCCAAACGTTTGAGGACGTTCAGGGAACAACAAATGCGACAGTAAGTCGACATCCGTTCGATAGGCCATGCCTTGTATGTTGTAATACCCTAGGACCTTGACATGATCTAATCTGTCTGAAAGACTAGACTTGTCAGAAGAGAGTTTTGCATTAAAGCGAAGCTCGGCTTCACGTGCAATCATCTCTAAAAAGCGACTAGCGCCATAAAGAAGAAGGACGGGTTCTGAAAAAGTAACAATCGAATCGTCACCTTGAAGCTTGAAGAAGAAGGTCTCCGCTTCAATATTGATGCCAAGTCTGGATAGACAAGTCAACAACATGATGCCGTTAACCCATGAATCGAGTAGCTGAGTCTCTTGATAACCAGAGGCTATGCCATTTCGAGTCCATTGGTAAACTTCACCGTTGGGAAGGGCGATTGGATAATGTTTCACATTGTAAGTGAACCATCTCCATAGATTGTCAATGCGCACGGGATCGGTGCTCGCATTGGGGTAGAAATTGGTCGGTTGATATGATCCGGTCATATCATAAAATGAATGCCATATTTCATGGACATCATCAATGATTGGAAAGATCGCTCTGCGATCAAACTGAGACCAGTCAGCAGATAGGACAGATGAGAACTGGTTGCGCGTCTTCTGATTGATAAGACGACGTAAACGTTTCCATCCACCGCGGGCCATCTCACATCCCCACAGAAGTGGAGAATCGCGAGGGTTGCGATTGAGAAGGTCAGCCTGCATCGGCCAAATGAACATGTTTTCTGCGAACAGAAGGAGTTTGGGGACTCCAAATACAGCACGAATCTTGTCATCGTCTTCGGGACCAACGACATGAGCTCGGGCATGTAGGTTAACCCAGTAATAGGGTCGGGGGGTTCCATCTGCTTCGAAGAACGAGGGGTCACCATCCTTAATTTTGTGGATGAGGGATCGGTTGATCCAAAAGAGCTCGTCGAAGAGATCTCTGAACAGCGGGTTGCGCTGATGAGGTGCAATACCAGCAAAGTGGAGTTTTCTAGCCAAATAGGCTGCCCACTTCGGGTTATTGATGTACGGCTCCTCCGCGCTGACGTTTAGACGCCAAGGGTAGTAGCGCAAATCGGGATAGGCTACTGGACGGTAGGGAGTGTCCGGCTTGAAGGCTTTCTTCATGACCTCGATTGCTCGCCTGTAGTGGTAGTCACGATTGAGTGCCACTGGAGGTTGCTCGGTCTTGAGAAAATCGTCAATTAGACGTTCGTCGGTAGTGTCTGAGCGACGCTGCGACTTGACTTCATCGACAACTGATGTCGGGAAGTGCTTGTACATTGCTTTGAGAACGATGTCTCGCCGCATTGCATCGAGACCTTTAGAATATCCAGGATTTGATTTGACGATCTTGGACTTCGGTAGGTATCGGTAGAACTGAAGGTTGTTTGTTCGGAAACACATTGAAAAAGAACTAGTTTCTGGAAGCGCTGAAAATGCGATAGTGAAAGTTTTCGTTGAACCA